ACGGATGGGGGGGGAGGGGGTCGGCTCGGCTGTGATAGTTGTGGGAGCCGCCGCCGTCCTGAAAAAAGCAAAACTAGAAAAAGGGCGAACCCACCACTCTCCACTACGAAAAAAAGGGGGTTGCTGGACGCAGGGAGCCCCGAACAGTAGCAAGCAAAGACTTGAAGGAGGTAGTTCGGTTACTTTGCGCCAGCAAGAGAAATCTACCATAGGAAATGAAAAAAAGCCATAATCCCTTACATCACGCCCACAACCCCCAAGGACAATCGTGAACATAGAACACATTGATGACATTCAGGATGAACAGCCAGAGCCGCAAAAGAAGAAGGCCGGCAGACCCAAAGGTACATTTGGCCTAAAGCGGCAGATACAGGAATACGCTAGGAATCCCGCCTTGGCCTTGCCCAAGACTGACCACCAGCGGCTAAAAGAGTTGAAGGATATGCTTATCAAGTCGAGTGGTAAGGATGTTGTGGAGAAGATGATTTCCATTGCGTTGAATGACAACCACCCTGCACAGATGGCGGCTATCAAGATGTGCGTAGACAGGACACTGCCTGTTTCTATGTTTGAGAAGGATAAGAGCCAGAGGAGTGCAGTCAACATTACGATTACTGGCATTGGCGCACCTACAGTCGCCACAACGACAATTGAGCCTGAAGACATAGAAGATATTGAGGCTAAGAATGGCTGATCTGAACTTTGCGCTATTGCCGTGGCAACAAGAAGTCTACGCCGACAAGACGAGGTTCAAGGTTGTGGTGGCTGGAAGGCGGTGCGGTAAGTCACGCCTTGCCGTGACTACCTTACTGATAGAGGGGTTAAGCTGTCCCGCTGGCAGTGCTGTGCTTTACGTTGCGCCGACTCAAGGTCAGGCTCGTCAGATTGTCTGGGATGTCCTGTTGGATGTGGGTCGGGAGATTATCCAGTCTAGCCATGTGAACAACATGGAAGTGACCTTGATTAACGGCGCAAAGATATATGTTCGGGGTTCTGACCGTCCTGACACCTTGCGGGGTGTCAGTCTGACATACGCAGTCTTGGACGAGGTGGCAGACATTAAGCCAGAGACTTGGGAGCAGGTTATCAGAGCCAGCTTGTCCGACAAGAAGGGTCGTGCCATGTTTATTGGTACGCCAAAGGGTCGGAACTGGTTCTTTGACATCTACAACTTGGGTCAGGAGGGGGAGGATGAGGACTGGAAGTCTTGGCATTTCACGACCAAGGATAACCCTTTGATTGACGAGGCTGAGATTGAGAGTGCCAAGAAGACGTTATCTAGCTTTGCGTTCAAGCAGGAGTACATGGCGAGTTTTGACAATGCTGGCTCTGATGTCTTCAAGGAGGAATGGATTAAGTATGGGGAAATCCCTGATAGGGGTTCTTACTTCGTGGCTGTTGACTTGGCGGGGTTTGAGGAGGTGGCTAAACAGGCCGCTAACTCTAAGAAGCGTTTAGACCAGACTGCTATATCTATAGTGAAGGTCACTGATGATGGCAAGTGGTATGTGGAGAAGATTCTTCATGGTCGGTGGGATATTCGGACTACGGCTGTGAACATTCTGATGGCTATCAGAGACTACAAGCCTATGAGCATTGGGATTGAGCGGGGTGCGTTAAAGAATGCGGTACTTCCCTATTTGTCGGATTTAATGCGAAAATCCAACATATATGCTCATATTGTGGATTTGACGCATGGGAACAAGAAGAAGTCAGACCGTATCATTTGGGCATTGCAGGGAAGGTTTGAGCATGGCAGAATCGTGCTTAATAAGGATGAGGACTGGACAGAGTTCCTAGATCAACTGTTGATGTTTCCATCGCAGGGTGTTCAGGATGACTTACCAGACTCCCTTAGTTATATAGATCAGTTGTCTATAACCTCTTACTTTGAGGCAGATGATGAAGACGAGTGGCAACCAGTTGACATCATTAGCGGGGTTTAAATGGCAAGAGAAGATAGCTTAGACATATTTGGTAGTGACCCATTTGGGCGTGACTACTTGTATGGGCTATCTTCTGGTAATGATGGGATGGGTCTTGCGCCACCTCCGCAGGGTTTGCCTGTAGACACCAGACCTTATGACAGGATGCAAGCAACCCCAAGGGGGTTCATCTCTGGATTGTTCTCTGATGTTTTGGGTCGTACCTTTGATATGCCAGCGTTGCCTAGAACTGGTATTCCCGCCCTTGATTTGTTTGCGCCTAATATGAATGCGTTTAACAGGTTGTCTTTGGGTGATGTCCAAAAGACTGCTGAACGCATCTCCTATGGTGAGCCTTTGACTACTGGCTCTGGAATGACATTGCGCCCAAGGGATGAAACGATCTTTGCGGGGATGGCGGTTGCTCCTGTCATTAGCCAAGGTGGTAGGCTTGTGAATCAAGCCGCTATGAGTGCTGGTCGTGCTGGTGAGAGATTAGCTGAAAGAGTTGTGCCACAAGTTATGGAGCGTGGTGGACTTGGCTCTCAATTGCTGAGTGATGTCTCAAGGGGTAGTGTTAGTCCTCTTGATGTCTATCACGGTACGCCTCACACATTGCCACCTACACCTCGCAACCCATTGGGTGAGTTTGATGCTTCCAAGATTGGCACAGGTGAAGGTGCTCAAGCATTTGGATATGGAATTTACACGGCTGAGAATCCTGCTGTTGCCAAGGAATATCAATTCATGCAACAGAATTGGTTTGACACTAGCAAGGCTAAGTACAAGGGCAAGTCTATTGACAGTTGGTATGAGCAAGCCCAAAAAGATCAAGAACGAGCATTCAGAACAAAAGACAAGGCATTAGAGAAAGATGCCACAGCTAGATTGGCTTATTGGGAAAACATCATGACCCATAACCATCCTGAGAATGTCTTGCAACAATTCTCTGACCCTAATTACGGTTGGGATGCGGCAACCAATTACGCCAAGTCAATTGACTTGAACAAGTTCACTGGCATCCCTCGTACTGGCAACCTCTACAAAGTCGATCTTCCAGATGAGAAGATTGCCACCATGCTGGATTGGGATAAACCTGTTAGCGAACAAAAGAATGTGATGGATGCTTTGCGTAATGAGGCAGAGCAACGAGTTAAAAGTCAGGTGCTTGTAGACATAGAAAACGACATAAGAAGCAAACTTCCAGTCCCTGATTTTGGAACTGATTACTATTCACTGTTTGGCAATCAGAATGTTGCAATCAACCAAGACATCAGAAAGCAAGCGTTAGATAGGCTGAATCAACTTGACCTAAACCCGCTGGTGGATAAAGAATTGGATACCTTTAAGACACCAGATATGAATTGGAATATGTCTGGCAGTGATTTGTATAAATTGCTATCAACTCGTAATGGTTCTCCGCAACAAGCATCTAATATCTTGCAACAACAAGGAATTGCTGGTATCAAGTATCTTGATGAAGGTTCTAGAGCTACGACTGGAACAAAAACAAGTAACTTCGTAGTCTTCCCTAACGAGGAAAAGAGCATGACCATTCTGGAGAGAAATGGTATGCCAGCAACTCCAATTGAAAACCCCGCATTTACCGACCCCTTTGGAAATACAATCGGTTCATCTATAAGGTAACACTATGGCAACAGACAAACAAGTGAAATTAGAACAGAACCAGTTTTATCAGCCAACAGAGGCTGACAAAGAAATCACTGCATTTGTTGTTGACCACTGCCAACGTTGGCGTGATTACCGTGATGTCAACTTCCTTCCTGACTGGCTAGAATACGAACGCATCTTCCGTGGTCAATGGGCTTCTGAAGACAAGACTCGTGAATCAGAGCGTAGCCGTATCGTCACCCCTGCCACACAACAAGCCGTAGAAACCCGCCATGCTGAGATCATGGAAGCTATCTTTGGTCAGGGCGACTTCTTCGACATTGAAGACAACATCCAAGACATTGGCGGCAACCCCATTGATGTTGAGTTGATTAAGTCTCAACTGATGGAAGACTTCAAGAAAGACAAAATCAGAAAATCTATCGACCAGATCGAGTTGATGGCTGAAATCTATGGAACAGGTATTGGCGAGATCATCGTCAAGACTGAGAAGGAATACATCCCTACAACTCGTGCCATCCCTAACCAAACAGGTCAGGCAGCTATTGGTGTGACTGAGACTAACCGTATTGCGGTCAAGATTGTTCCTGTTAACCCCAAGAACTTCTTGTTTGACCCTAATGGGACAAGCCTTAATGACTGTA